ATGGGCCCGAAAGCCCTGTTTGTGGACAATTCGGCTCCGGGCGACACAGTCAATGCCGCCAATTTCTACTGGGGAACGGCAGATAAGGTAGGTACCTACACTGCAGTGATTTCAATAGAAGCGACCGGCAACAGCACGGTTGATGTCAACGACGCCGCTTACGGGGTGGTCAATGCCACAACCTACTATACCACCCAGCCCAGCGTATTCACACCTGATTCCCTGTCAGTCGGAACGGGATTGAGCTTGAATCTGATGTACGCTCTCGGGGGTGTCACCAACACGACGCTCGGCCTCACCGGAAACGTTCGACTGGTCTCGTCTAATTACCATTACGGCATGGCCTTGCGGGTAAAAGATGCCAACGGCACCGTTGTTCAAACGTCTACAGCAGATTTCGATACAGCCTACAGTGGTGGCGGCTACCCGTACACATATTCAAGTGGAGCGCGGGTCACCATTGCCGTAGAAGAATCCTTCGGAGTCAACTTCAACAGCCTGGCCCAGGGGGCGTACACAGTAGAGGCCGCGTTCTCGGATCGCGCCGGCAATCTGGGTAGCTTCACTCAGGTCAAAGCCTTTGAATGGGATGGAACCCCAGCCGATATCACGGTGACCGATGCAACCAGCTATCGTGACGATGCGAGCGACGTCATCGGTCTGACGCTCACGCCCACCATGCTTTCCAGCAAAGTGGGAACTTCGCAGACACTGAGCCTTTATTACGTTCGTACGGACCAATACACGGCTGGCACGGCAGCGAAAGACATTGTCGCTGCCTTGAGCGGAAAACCAGTAGACACCTGGAAGTCAGAAACCGTCACAGTCACTTCAAACAATCCTGTAAGCCTTCAGAAAACGCCCACCGACCTGGCGAGTTTGAGTAACGGATCCTATGCGGTCATTGTCAAGGACGAGGCCGGCGTGTACAAAATGGCCAGTCAGACCATCGCCATCCACCCGACTCGCATTGCGAATACGCTGGATTCTTATGTCGTGTTCGACGATCCGAGCAACACCGTCACGGTTCGGCTCAAAACCTATGGCGATGTGACGCTGGGCTCGGGCGCCGCAGCCACCGCCATCAATCTGGTTGATCAAGCCGGCAACACTTGGGTGGCGAACTACGCCGGCAAGGACGCGCAGGGCCTCTTGTACTCGTTCACATTGCCCACAGGCAATGAAGCGATCAGTTCCTTGCAGATGGCGGCGGGACAGAGCTTGACGTTCTCCGACATCACCATCGGAGGTTCTGTGCCGTCAATTACAACGGCCGCCTCGTCCTTGCCTGGCACCAATATCAACGTGCCCACCACCGTGGTCGAGCAAAGCCTCAACACGGCCAACTTTGGCATCACGACCCCCCTGGCCGGCGCCACTTACGAGTATTGGGACTACAGTTCGGCGAATGCGAGCAAGTGGACGGCGATACCCACCGCCAACCTGTCTGCATTCGTTCCGCTGGGGCAGGCTCTCTCAATTTCGCCGAACCTGTTTTCGACAAACTACAGCACCACCAAGCAAACCGACCGTCCACTTAACGCAGACGTGACTGGTGCCGCAGACCTATCGGCCATGGGAGTTATTACGGCTGGCGCCAATAACAACTCCGATAACAAGATGTTGTACAGCGTCGTGAAGACCGCCACTGGGAACGCAACCAATGACGGGGTGGCTCTGGCCGGCTTTGCGATTTACCGCGTCGCCGCAGACATCAAAATCGTCTACCGAAAAGACGGTGACAGCACCAGCACCACCTTGACGACAACGGGCGCTTTCAGCAATGGCATTGCTGCGGCTGATGTTTACACGGTGGGCTTCAGCCTCGGCGCTGTCTCAGGCAGCAACCGGGAGCTCAAGGTGTTTGTGGGTGGCGACATCACCAGCGGCCTCACTTCGGCAGCTTATGACACCAAGCTGCTGCCCAGTGAATTTCCTCTGCGGGAATACACATTCAGCGTTCCATTGGCCGCTGTCCAGTTGACCAATACAGGGACCAGCGGGCTCAACAAATGGACTGTTTACGATGGCGTAACCTACCGGAATTTGACTAACCAGCTTATCGAAATGATGGGAGGCAACGTCACTGCGACCGGAGTAGCGGAGGGCGGGAGCTCCAATTTCAACTCCCCTCTCAGCCTCGGAAGCGGGACCTTCAGTACACCTGGCTGGCAATCAGACGCATTAATGTCATCTTATGCGTCCACGACACCACTGTTTTACGCACCGCTTTACACAGCGGCGAGCCAGCCGCTTCAAATCCGCGTGACGGACGTCTACGGCAATATCAAGCTCATCAGCGTGCCATTGGCGAACTTCACTGCTGGCAATCAGTTCACGGTGGTGGCTGGTGATTTCGCGTCCAGCCCAGACGTTGCACTGTCTCAGATTGCGCTAGAAGATTCGACGACCGACTTCACCAGTGTTGCGGACTATGCTTTGGATGATTTGTTCCTGGTCACAGCCACGGACAGCAATGGCGCCGCGGTGGATTACTTGGACGAGGCGACCGGGCAAATGCTGGACCTGGCCATCAACCTGCGAGGTTTCGCGTCCGTTGCAGAACTCGATGGGGGCACGCATGTCACGGTGAGCCCATTGACCGAGCTTGCCGTTCGGCTGGCGACCAGCGCGGCTCGGTCAATGACCCAGCAAACCGCCAAGGAGGCTGTGCTGGCGGTGCAAAACTTCTTCCATGTTGACGACCTGAACGGAGATGTCGTGACGGTCACCTCGGCCAATTACAACGAGGCTGATGGGGTCAGCAGGGCCGAACACATGGGCCAGATCTTGGCACTGCTCTCGGGCGGTGATGCCGACATGGGCAGCATGGATGCGGCGCTGGCGCAGCTCAAGGCCATCCTGAGCGGTCAGGTCGCCCCGGAGAATGTGAGCTCTATCTTTGATCAGTGGAACCACGTGTTTGAAACAGGGCCAAATGGTCACCTGGCAGACCTGAGTGGCCTCGTTGCAAGTCTATCGGCGCTGCATGGAGGAGCTTCTACGCCGACAACGGCGGACATCCAGAATGCCGCCATTTACCGCATCGATCCGGTGGCTTTCCAGCAGCTGACCTGGCAATCCGGCGGCGGCGATGTGTCGGCCACCTCCAGCGCCAGCACCGCAGGCACCGCGGGCTCCAACGACCTGACGCTGCAACTGGTGCTTGACCGCGAGAACGGGCCGGGCATGGTGCTGGGTGACCATGTGAAGGTGTATGCAGACGGCGAACTGGTGCACGACTACTGCGAGCGGGGCACCAGCGGCAAGCTGACGACTGACTTGATTTTGGATGTCGATCTATCGAACGTGTCAGCTGCTAATAGGGCCGACAAAAGTGTGCTACTGAGTTTGGAGTATGTGCACGCCGGAAACAGCCAAACGTCTGTGGTGGCGGATATGATTGATAAGGTAACCTACAATTTTTGACTCGATCGCCCAGCCGAATGCAAGTGACCTTGCCCCCTTGGATGCCCCCGGAATGAGCTAGGGTCCGTCGTAGGGAGACGGATGATGAAGCGATCGAGGTTCACGCAGGAGCAGATCATTGGGGTGCTGAAGGAGCACCAAGCGGGCGCGACGGCGCCGGAGCTGTGCCGCAAGCACGGGATCAGCGAGGCGACGTTCTACGCCTGGCGGTCGAAGTACGGGGGCATGGAGGTGTCGGACGCCCGCAAGCTGGACACCTCCAGAAACCCTCTCGTCACGCTGACCGCAGGCTGATTCACTGACGCGGATCGGCGCGGGGGGGGCAGGCGATGGTTCGGCAGGCTGGGTTCTTCGATGTGGAGGACCGGCTGCGGGAATTGTCGGCGAAGGGCGACGACCTCGAACGGATCGCGGCGTTGGTGGATTTCGCTCTGTTCCGGCCGGAGTTGGAACGCGCCGTGCCGCGCGCCGACGGCACGAAGGGCGGCCGGCCTGCCTTCGATCATGTGCTGATGTTCAAGATCCTGCTGCTGCAGGCCATGCACGGGCTGTCGGACGAGCGCTGCGAGTATCTGATCAAGGATCGCTTGTCGTTCATGCGCTTTCTCGGCCTTGGGCTGGCCGATCCGGTGCCGGACGCCAACACGATCTGGGCGTTCCGCGAGGCGTTGAAGCGGGCCGGGGCGGTGGAGCGGCTGTTCGCGCAGTTCGACGCCACGCTACGCGCTGCCGGCTACCTGGCGATGGGCGGGCAGATCGTGGATGCGACCATCGTCGCCGCGCCGAAGCAGCGCAACACAGAGGCCGAGCGGGCGGCGATCAAGGCCGGGCAGATCCCCGAAGGCTGGGCGGAGAAGCCTGCCAAGCTCCGCCAGAAGGACCGCGACGCGCGCTGGACGGTGAAGTTCTCCAAGGCCAAGCCGCGCGAGGATGGCACGCCGCAGGTCGATCTCGCCGTGCCGGCCTTTGGCTACAAAAACCATGTCGCGATCGATCGCCGGCACGGGCTGATCCGCGGCTGGACCGCGAGCCACGCCGCCGCCCATGACGGGGCGAGGCTGGCGGAGGTGGTCGATGCCAACAACACCGCCGGCGATATCTGGGCCGACACCGCCTATCGCTCGGCGAAGAACGAGGCATGGCTGGCCTCGCGCGGCCTTGTCTCGCGCATCCACCGCAAGAAGCCGGCGGGGCGGCCTATGCCGGCGCGGACGCGGCAGGCCAATGCTCGCAAATCCGCCGTGCGCTCGGCGGTCGAACATGTCTTTGCCCGGCAGAAGGGGCCGATGGGCTTGATGGTGCGTACCATCGGCATCGCCAGGGCGAGGGTGAAGATCGGCCTCGCCAATCTCGCCTACAACATCAAGCGCCTCGTCTGGCTCAGCGGTAGGCCCGCACCAGCGTAGCAAAGGCCCAAGCCAGCCGCTGATCCAACCAGCGGCCCCAGGCCAAGCGCCGCCGCATCGCCTCCGCTCGCTCGTCGCCCCTACAGCAGCCCCGTGCAGACCTCATAGGCGGCCGCCAAAGGGTTTCTGGAGGTGTCCAATTACCAAGGCGAAGTATCCGGGGACTCTGGACTGGCCGAACATCGGGTTGCCCGATGACTATCTCCCCTTGACCAGTCCGATTTTTTTGAAATAGCGCAAGGCAGCGCAGCGAAATAGTTGAACGGCATCACCGCAGTCGGATACACGCCCGAGCCTGATCGCGCATGACCTGGTAGTCGGCCAGCATCTGCTCAACCGCCGCCCCGCGCGGCAGCCCCTCCAGTTCCACCGCCGCCCTAGCCAGGAACTCTCGGCTGTAGGCCGGCACTAGCAGGCACGCTCCGCCATCAGAACGAGCCGTCGCGCACCCGGCGAGCAAGCTCGTCGCGATCACGAGGACGGCGAGACGCGGCATCCAGTTGTTCACGTTGCACCTCAATAGTTCTGCGCATCCGCTCGACACGCTCCGCGTTGCGCCCGGCCTGGCGCGCCCCGAGCAGGATCGCGGTGACGGCCCCGATGATTGCGAAGAGTCCCGCGAGCTTGAGGGCATAGGGAGCGAGTAGTCGGCCGAGGATCGCGATCATCGGAGCCCCCTGCGTCGATCGTCGATCCGGGCCCAGATCATGTAGGCGATACCCGCCAGCGCGGCGGCGCCAACTACCCACGGCGCCACCTGAAGCAGCGACTGCAGCAAGGGGATTGCGGGTTCAACCTGCCGGACGGCCTCAGCCGTTAGTCCGAGGACCGTGGCGCCTGCCGCTACCTGGCCGCCCTGGACGGTGCGCGTCTTTGCCAGCGGACGCTGCGGCGGCTCGACACCTGCCAGAACCAACCCTGCATCGATCACGGCATCCGTGTAGGGCTGCTGTCCGTTCTCGTGCTTGATGATGGCCAGGACCAATGGTCGGAGGACAGCGTAGTCATGCACGTCGATCCGCTCTTCTGCGCCGACCCCGACGGCCGCTGCTACGACGCGGACGTAGGCGCCTGTGTCGTTTTCGACGGGTGGGGCCCAGCGACCGATCATCTGCTTGATGTTCCGCAGCCCGACCCGGTCCTGGTAGGCGATGAGGGTTCGGGCGAGCGCCCTGATGCCCCACTTGGCCGATATGAACCGGAAGAACTCCGCGTCGGGCTGGGTTGCAGCCAGCCCCTGCCAAGGATCAGCCGACCGACGCAGATTGCCGGGATTGTGGTTGCGAATGCCGCGCGGAAGCGCGCGGCCTCGAGCGATCGAGGCAGTCATGGTCGTTCTCCTGGGATGAATGCCGCAGCAATGGCGGCGAGGTCAGGCTGCGGCGAGTTCCGCCGGCAGCGTGATCACGGGGATACGGTTCGGCAGACCGTCACGGCGCATGACCGGCCCCTCGATTTCAACGAGGACGAGTCGGGTGAGCCAGTAGAGGGATGCCGCAAGGACCGCGAGATTGTGGGTGAGGCTGTTGTCGCAGGCCTGCCGCCACAGGCCGTCTTCGAGGAAGAGGCAGGCGCCTTGGCAAAGCTGCAGCACCGGGCAGCTCCGGCATTCGACGCGCGTCGACCAGTGGTGGGCCATTGTAAGACGGATGTCCTCGAACGCCTCGATCGAACCGATCCGGTGCTTGGTGGCCGCACTCGTATTCTGACAGGTCAGGGCATTGCCCTTGAGATCGACGGCCAGATCGGTCGGCCGGTCCATGCCGCATTTCTGGCCAAGAGACGATGCGGGGCGTGCCTGTGCGATGGAGCGAAAGAACTCGTCGATCTTCGAACGTAGGGTCGAGATCGGCATGCTCTCACCGCGTACAGCTTCCCAGAACACCGCCTCCAAATAGGCGCGATGCTCGCTCTCGGTCTGAGGCGAGAGAGCGATACCGCCCTGATCGTAGGGCAGCAGTATTTCCTCGGTGGAGAGCGGAATGTCGTCGACCGGCACGCCCAAGCGCTCGGCAATGTGGCGCCGCACTGCGACCAGCGACATGTTGTGCTTGTGCAGCACGCAGTTGAACCCGATCCGACCCCAGGGGCGCAGACGGTCGTAGAGCTTGCGGATCCCGGCGCGCTGGTCCGGATCGTCGAGCGGGTCCGGCCCGCGATAGCGCATGGCCGGGCCGTCATGGCTGATGCCGACGCCGAAGCCGAGCTTGTCCAAGAACTCGATCTTGTCGTCGTCGATAAGCGCGCCGTTGGTGATGACATTGAAGCGAGCCTTGGGATAGGCCGATCGCAGCGCGCCAGCGAGGACGCGGAACGTCTTCCAGTACACCAGAGGCTCGCCGCCCCAGAACTCGATGCGCACGCCGCTGCCATCGCCTTCCTTGCCGCCGTCAAACCAGGTCGGGAGGCGGCGCAGGAAGGATTGGACGTCGCCCATGTCACCCTGGATTTCATGGGGCTGGGACGCCTGATTGCAGTAGGTGCAGGCGTAGTTGCACTTGAGCCCCATCTGGATCTTCAGCACGCGGATATCGCGGCTTTTGCGACCCGGATTGGCTGGAGACACGGGCTCCGCAGGCGTCCAGTCGGGTGGCGATGGATCGTAATTTGTGCCGACCGCCCGCAGATCGACGGGCTCGCCGGTATCTTCCCAACGAAGTTCTGAGCTGTGCGGGCGGTAGAGCAGCGCGCGTGCGTATCCGTTCCGGCCCGCCATCGCGAGCCGGTATTCGAGGGTTTCGGTCATTTCAGGGCACCTTGATCTGATTGCGCGCGAGCGCGCCGTTCTCTTGTTGGTCGAGCCAGGCAAAAACCCGATGCTTCTCGCGGGACAGCCTGCAGTCGAGTTCGTGGGTCTGCGACAGATGGCAATTGCCGCGGCACCAGGAGCGCACCGGGCAGGCCTGGCACTCGGCGCTTCTCACCCAGCGCCAGGAGTGATCGAGAGCTTCTTGTTCGCCCTGATCGCGCGGCCCGGTCTCGTCGAAGAGATGCCCCGTCCGGAAGCTGCGTTTCACACTGTGGTGGCAGGCATAGCGGTTGCCGGCGAGATCGACCGACAGGTGGCTGGCGCTGTGGCAGAGCGGCTCGACTGGAGCCGCCGCGCGCACCAAGCCGCGCCGCCATTCGTCGAGATGGCCGTCAAAGAACAGGCTGGCATGTCGATGGCCCGCAAGACGCATCCGCGCTAGCTCCCAGAGATGCTCGATATGGCGGTCGAGACTCTCGGGCGTGAACCAGTATCGTGGTGCGCATCCCCTGGTCGTGCGAACCCAATGGGCATAGGGCCAGAACGGCCGACCGTACTCCGCTTCGAGACGGTCGAGCTTTTCGAACAGCGGCCAAATGACCGTGTTCTCGGCGGTGAACAGAAAGGAAATGCTCGACCGCTTGAGCCTGCGCACCATGTCCCATGCCGGTTGACCGAACTCGCCGTGATCACTGACGACGACGTAGAAGTTCCAGTCGTTCATCGGCCCTACGAAATCCGGCGCCAGCAGGCTGCCGTTGGTCGTGATGCGCACGAAGTCAAAGGCCAGCCCAGCGCGCTCGAAGGCCGTATGAATTGCGCTGATTTCGCTCCAGTAGAGCAGCGGCTCACCACCCCAATAGTCGATCCGCTTGATCCCTCTCTCCCGGACGAACGGGACGACGCGCTCAATGAACGGCTCGACGGGGTGGCGCCGCCGCACGGCGTCGGGCGCATCGAGTTCCTGAAGACAGTAGCTGCATGAGAAATTGCAGGCATAGCCGAGGAAGATGTTGAGCACGGCTCAAACCACCCGAACCTTCACCTCGGCAACGCTGCTGAAGTGCCGGAAGCCGACCTTGACCCGAAAGCTCTCGCCGGCGTCGAGCCCGAGCGCTCCGATGCGGAACTGCGTCTTTCCCTTGATTGTCATCGCCCGTTGCTGCGGGAGGTACCCGCCGGTAGCTTCGATGTAGATCTCGGCCTCTGCATCCTTGATGGTTTTTCCTGCACCATCGACGAGCTGCGCTGTCACCGTGCCGTAGGCATCGGGCGCCAGATCAAGGGTGTCGGTCGATAACGCAATCTCGGCAAACGGCTTCTGAGCGCCCTGAAGCACGTCCGCATAGGTGACCTCGACGCCAGGATCGAGATTGCCGACCAATCCAAAATCGCGATGTAGCGCGACGCTGAAACTGCAGTCGTCGAAATTGCAACTTGCAAAGGGGACATAGATCTGCAGCGCGCAGTTTCTGCCCGCTGTCGCCAGCAGCCTCGGCGTCCTGGCCTTGGTCTCGCGTGTCATCACGAAGCGATTGAACGGCACCTGCGGTGTCCCGGCGTGATCGAGCGGAAACAGCCAAGTCGCGCGGTCGGACCATTCGCCTTTGCCGAGCATGCCATCAAGGTCGAGGCAGACGCTGCCGAGTTCCTCAAAGATGCGTCCATCGAGTGCCGCTGCAAGCATGAGTCCGGGGATCGGACGGCGGCGGAACATGGTGCTCGGCCACGCATCCGCGTGCTCCTTGAGCAAGCGCTCGGCTTCCAGTCGCATGATTGGATTGGCGTGCTCTACATCGGCGGGAAGCTCTCGGAATGTCCGGCAGGTTACCTTGCGCCTATCGCGACGCACGAGCACGAGGATCGGCAACGGCAGATCGAAGAAGTGCCGGGTGAATGGCTTGATCATGATCTGCCTCCTCAGCCGTCACCGCAGGCGCAGTTGCAATCGCAATTGCAGTTGCAATTGCAGTTCGAGTAGCAGTTGAAGCCGCCGCAATTGCAGTTGTTGAAGTTCCGTCGATACTCACCGCCGCCGATTTCGTCCGCAGCCAGGTTGTACCCCGCATAGACGAAGCCGACGGACACCGGCTGGTAGCTGACGCTCGAACCGCCGGCGAAATCGAAGCCGCTCGGATTTCCCGGACCGAATCCCAAGCCCCAGGTCCACCAATTCCCATTGGGTGGCGTCCACAGCCCATTGCCGAGGCAATTCCCGTTCGGGAGGTAGCCGGAGCAGTTGTTGACGCGGTCGTCGTAGTACTGATTGCTTCGATTGAGTTCGCCGATATCCGTCCCGTCGGCGATCACGAACCCTGTGGCGCGCGCATTGTCACCGGTTCCGCCGGAACGCACGGAGCCGGTCGAGACCAGTCCCGGCGCCGTCAGCGTTCCGGTCATCGTATCGCCGGACTTGGCGACACGGCTTCCGAGATCAACACCGGCACGAATGTCGGCGATGGTCTGGCTTGCAAGATCACCTGTCGCGATCGTGCCATCCGCGATCTTTGCGCTGGTGATGGCGCCATCAGCGAGTTTTCCGGTCGTCACCTGCGCATCAGCGATCTTGGCCGTTGTGACCTGCGCGTCGCCGATCTTTGCCGTCGTAACGGCGCCGTCTTGGACCTTGGCGGTCTGGACCGCAGCATTATCGATGTCGGAAGCTGCGACGGTATTTTTGACAGCAAGCGCCGCCAAGCCGAGATTGCTGCGAGCTGTCGCAGCGTCTGTTGCATTTGTGCCGCCCTGCGAAATCGGAACAGGGACACCGAGCGGGACGCGTGTCCATGTGACGGGCGAGGCAATGGTCAGCTGATAGAGCTGGCCCAGATCGGTCCGAAAGCAGAGCATGCCGGCGACCAGATTGGTGCTTGGGAAGGTCGTGCCCGAGAAAGCCGAGCGGATTGCCTCGTCACGATCGAGGATATCCTGCCGGCTATCGCGGACCGCCTTGGTCGATGGGATATCGGGATAGGTCTGGGCCATGCGGTCCTCGGTCAGTAGCCTTCAGCGGCCCAGCTGGCGTTGCCGGCCACGGATGCTTGGGTTGCGGGGTTGATGAGGGTCAGCTGGAACCCGCTCGTCGTGATCGTGCCGATCTGCGGCACGGCGATCGTCGCGCCGCCCTTGAACGTCGCCTGGACTTCCGGCGGCGCATTGAATGGCTGGCTGAAAGCGACCGTCAGTCCGCCGACAGGAACCGCAACCGTGCCGCGATCCCGGACGTCCGGAACGTCCACGATGAGCTTGGCATCGGTCAGCGCGATCCTGCTGGTTGATGTGCTTGGCGCTGCGAGCGCCAAACGAATAAGCGCATTCGCGTATTCGTAATCGCCAGGCGTCAGGTCTCGGAAGGCGCTAAAGCCAAGTGGACGCGCCTCGGCAATCAGCGCCGCAAATCCCTCGTCATCCAGCGCAGTCGTCCGGAAAGCGAGGTCTGCGATGACGGCCTCTGATGCGCGGAGGATCCGATCCAGCAGAGCTAGCTGTTCGAACGACGGCTTGGTGACGGCATTGCCTCGCGCATCTGCAATTGAGATCTGTTCGGCGATCTGCGCGAGGAATGAAATCAGATCAGTGTAGGTCTCCGCGAAGGCAAGGCTCCGAAGGCTGCTCTGAATGGATACAGCTGCACGAATGTCTCCGAGAGTGAACGTGCTATTGCGGGGTGTAACGGCATCGCGCGTGGATTGTTCGGTGAATGCCGTGTTCTCAGCGATGGCTTGCCCGATACTGGCAGCGTCCTGTTCGAGTGTGCTCCATGCTTCATTGGTGACAGTGAGGGGGTTCTTTGACACGCTGTCGATCAGCCCCAGCATCTCTGCAAAGGGCGACTGGGTCATTTGGCGCAGCGCAATTTCGCCGATGCCGATCGACTCAGCAGCGGTCAGAATGAACGCGATGAGATCAATGTAGGTCTCAGCAAGTGACAGGGCCTCCGCTGCGCTTGCTGTCGCGGCGAAAGCGTCCGCATCGGCGAGTCCAAGGCTCTCGCTGTCATTGACAATCGGCAGACGCGCTTCAACCGGCGCAAGCAGGAGGCCATCGCTTTCTTCGGCAAGAAAGCTCGTGGCGCTCGCGTCCTGCCAAGCCTTACCGGCCTCGGTCGCGTTCCAGCTAAAGGCAGCGTTACCCCAGACATAGGCCGTGCCGGGTGTTGTGGTGATCGTGACTGGCACGCGTCAGCTCATGGTAAAGGTAAAGCGCTGGGTCAGCGTGTCGTCGGCGCCCTTGTTGATGACCGCGAAAACGACGCGATCCAGCATGGTTCCCGCGCTGGCCGCGTTGAAGACCCCGGCCTCGGTGATGGCGCCGGTTGCCTCACCTGCATTGAAGGTCGCCTCGAACTGAAACACCTTGGTGCCTGCAGTATGGCTGAAGGTGGCTGCCTTGCGCGCCAGCTCTGTTACCAGAGCGGTGTTTGCAGCAGCGGCCGCCGTTGTTCCCGTGCCCACCGCGATATGGCTCATCACGCCCGGGCGACCCGTGGAGAGCCCGACCGCCTGCGCGATAAAGCTAAAACCGGTATTGACGATGAGGTTGTCTTTGACCCGGACGATGACGGAGCCGTCGGGTTTGATGAGCCGTGCCTCCAGGCGTCCATGCAGGCAAAAGCCCTCCGTTCCGGCTTTCCGGCCCAGACGGGCCAGAAGCTCGGCAAAGCCGATCTTCATGATGATCTCCTATGCGGGATGTAGCTGTGCGCCGGTGAAGGCGCCGAGCGGTGCGAGTGGCGCCGCGCCCGATGCGGTCAGTCCAGTCTGGGCAGAGGCGACAAAGAGCCTGCGCGTCGTCGGTGTTTGGCAGATGCCGAAGGTGATGATGTCGCCCGAGCGCCGCAGCAGAGCGGCGGTCACGCGCTGGCCGTGGTCATCCTCAAGCGCAAAGGCGCTATTCTCTGGCGACCAGATCAGCCGCAGCGTGCCGGCATTGCCGGTGAGCGCGAGATAGACGGTCGGCTCATCAAGGACCTGATCAAGCCGGACGTCAAAGGTGGTGGAGAATTCCGAGGGGATGGCGATCAACCAGCCGGCTTTGGTGCCACCGCCCACCTTCAAACCCTGATCGAAGCGCGCCGGCGCATAGGTCAGGTTCTGTGCCTGCGACGGGTTCTGCCCGCGCATGCCTGTCAGGGCGCCTGCCAGCCGGAAACCTTCGATCAGGTCATTGGCAAGTGGCGCCTCGACTGCGATCTGGCTGCGAAGCGTCGCGCCGTCCACATCGCCAAGCGGCAACCAAGCGGAGGAGGCCTCCGGATCCTGCCAAGCGAAGCTCGCGGTATCCCAAACCAGGTCGTCAGCCGGCGTCGTGCCGACATGTGCCTCGATCCAGTTTCGAGCACGCCATGTCCGTCCAAAGGAGACCGGAAAGACATATTCGCCGCGCGCGATGGTCGTCGATCCGCTGCGCGCAAGTGCCAGCAGATTGCCGCCGATGACCTCCATCCCCTGGGTGACCCCGGGCCACCCCAGCGCTTGGCGGTCGCTGACCAGGACGGCGTTGCGTCCGGTCAGTGGCGCTAGTCGCGTGGTCGCATAGGCGGCGCCCTCGCTATAGAGCCCGGCCGAGGAGATGGCCTTGAGCCAGAAGGTCTCATCCGTCGCTTCGCGGATCGGCCAAAGGGCAACAAGGTGGTTGCCTGCGGCGCGTCCGACGAAGCGTCCGGTGCCCCAGGTCGTTCCTGCGCGCAGCTCGTATTCGACACCCGTTCCGTCGACAGGGTCCCAGGACGCTCGGACGTGATCGCCCTGCGGGATGACATCGAAGGCCGCCACGTTGGCGGGAGGTGCTACTGCTGCCGCGACGCTGCTGGCGGCAAGGCTCACAAGGCCGATTTCATCGACGGCCTTGATGTGAAACACCCGCTCTCCCGCGTCGGCCAGGGCGACAAAGAGTGTCGTGCCGCGATGGCGGGTGGTGACAAGCGTCCCGGCATCCCAGGATGCGCCCATCCGGATTTCGTAGCCGACGAGATCAAGCGCTGAGACCGGCCCCCAGGACAGCTGGACACCGTCTGCTCGGCGCTCTGCAGCGAAACCGAGGACATCTGCAGGCGGCGTGGTGCGTCCCACGACTTGGTGCGCCAGCACCTCCGTCCAGTCAGAGGCAATTCCGTTCCGCGTTACAAAGCGCAGTCGCAAATCGTAGCTTTTGCCATCTTCGACCGGCTGGATGGCGATGGTCAGGGTATCGGCAGGCTGCGTCGGTACTGACGCCCATGGACCGGCGCTGCCCGTCTCCCGGTAGCGGATTTCGATCCCGTCAGGTGCATTGGCGGCATCGGAGCCGGGGGGATAGAGGCGGACCAGAATGCGCGGGGTGGACCTGCCGTCGGGCCCGCGCACCAGCACGGTCTCGTCGGAAATTATCGTCCAAACCACTGGCGTCGCCGGGCGCGCCAGTTCGATCTGTGCCGGCCGAGTGATGTAGCTATCGAATGCCGGGATCGGACCTGTATCGGCCTGGTGAACCCCGGGTGCCGCGGGGATCAGGATCAGCTTGGCGGAGAGGTTCGGCCCCGGCTCGATCCCTTTGACCAGCATTGGCGCCGCCTCGCGCCCAGCCTCGCCGAACTGAAAGAGATCGCCGGGTTCAGGCGCCAAAGCCTCGGGAAGGTGCGTGGCCAGCGTGACGCTACGTGCATCACCCGGCACCGTTACCAGCGGGAGCACTTGGCTCGCTCCGTCCGCGCGCCGCACACGCAGCGCGTAGCTTTTGCCCATTTCCATGGGAGCGGGCTCATCCAGCAGCAGTCCCGCGACCAACCCGTCCGTCAGGATCCGCGCCTTGATCCGCCCGCTTGCCAGCCCGACCAGGATTACGTCATGGGCGAACATGACGAGGTCGCCATCTGTGGCGCGCAGCGCCTCGACGTCCTGGTAGACCTCATGGGTCTCAGGCCGAAGGCGCCCGACAGCCAGATGATAGCGCCCCTCGCGCCAGGCCTGTTCGGCGCGCGTGCAGGCCATCATGTCGACCGTCTCGAAGCGCGACGCATTCTCGGCGCTGTAGCCATCGGCGTAGACGATCCGCTCGTCCTCCTGCCAATCCTTGTCCGGATTGATAAAGCGGACCTTCAGCGCATGTGGCAGATCAATGAACTGCTTGCGGCCGACATAGTTGAAGGAATTGCGCGGCGTGATGTGCAGTACCGGCACTGTCTGCGGAACGTCGCGCACCACGGAATGCTTTCCGTCGCGAATGCCGTAACGTGCACGGGCATGGGAGGCGATGTCGCGTAGCGCCTCGACGACGGAGCCACCTTCGACAATGCCGTCAAAACTCCATTTCGGCTGTCCGTCCTGCCCTGGCGTATCACAAGCCTCCGCCCAGGCACGGATGGCAGGCAGATCAATCCGCTCATCGCCGATAAGCCGCGTGTTGCCCCGCCGACGCAGCACGTCGCAATAGGCCCAGGCGGGATTACGGGTCAGTTGCCAGGACCAGGTCGAGCCGTTCCATACCTCCAGGTAAGAGCTCGCAAGGCAGCTTATCTGCTGCAGCTGGTTGTTGATCTGCTCATAGGCCTTGAGGCGGAGTGCGACCATGGCAAGGCCCGTCATGGTGACGGGTGCATCGTTCGTGATGGTGCGCAGCGCCGAGAGCGTGACGGTATCGATCAGCCGCGGATTGGTGGCGTCCGCCGTCGTCCGGCGAAGACGGATTTCAAACTGGCCGGTCTCAGGCGTGTCGAAGCGCCCACCGCGCCGAACCGGCGAGGAGGAGGAATCCGTAATTGTGATCTTGCCGGCGGTCTCAAAGCCCGCATCGCCACCCGCTTTCCATGGGATTGGCTGCCAGGTCGCGGCGCCAACCTCGCGATATTCAGCCTCGAATTCGACCGTTGCGTTGGAACGTCCGCCCTGGTCGTTGAAAAAGGCGAGACCACGATCGAAGGAGAGATCGAGATTGATCTCGCGCGCATCAGGCCTTGAGGTGATGGTGCGCCAGCCGCCTGAGGCAGTCAGTGCGATCGAGAGAGCGTCCTCGTCGATACGCTGGGTGTAGAGCGTGATCGGCTGATCGCTTGGCCAGCCCTCCCGGATCTCCACTTCGGCGCCATCGAAAGCTGAGAGTGGGGTCGAGCCGATCCGGATATCGTCGATCTTCAGGGGGCCATAACCCACCAGCAATAGCAGGCGCATGTAGCGCTCATTGCCGATCGTCTCGGTGTAGGGCTTTGCGGCAAGGATAGGGAAAAGCCGTCGCGTGCCATAGACGCGCGGAATTGGACCATAGGGGTTGAGGCGATTGGTCGTTCCCGTGATGGCGTAGGTGGGCGTCGACAGTCCAGCATCATTCCCGCGCAAGGATTGAGCGGGCGTCGGGGCGATCGCATTGATCAGTAACGACCCGACCATGGTGATGGCGCCCGCGATGACGAGCTTGGTGAGCCCCATCGCGGTAAAGACGCCGGCCGCGTTGACGGCAGCGACGTTGACGCCAAAGAGGGCCGCCGTGAGCGCTGGGGCTGCCCATGCCGCAAAGGCGATGACGGCAATCGCGCCGATGATGGCGAGGGGGTTCTTGCCTCCGCCACCGCCGCCGCCCATTGCGTTGACCCGTACAAAAAGCCGCGCATTTGGCTTGGGGCGCACTTTGGCCCACCAGCCGCGCGGCACTTCCTCGTCATCGACAAAGACCTGCAGGTAGGGCCAGTAGCGCTCCGGCAGGTCTGAGGCTTCCAGCATCTGCGTAAGGCTGAGACCTACAGGCGCAAACCGCTCCTCCCGTTCGGTCGAGAAGGGGCGCGCGACTAGCGTCCAGCGCAGCTGCGTCTCGAACTGCGTGGCATCAAGCGGCATGACGGTAGAACCCAAGGACGCGCCGTTCCCAGCGGGAGCTGGCCGTAAAGCGTTCAAGAACGCTGTCGCAGTTCTTTTCGATGTGCAGCATGAACCCGGGCGCCACGACGACACCGACATGGATAGGCCGGCCCATGACGCGGAGCAGAACGCCGTCGCCGGGCTGCTCATCCCCCTTGGCGATCGGACGCCACAGGCGGATCCGTTCATCCATCAGCGCGGCCAGGAGGCCCCTGTCCTCACCGGGACGGTAGGCAATGCCTTCGTATTCCGGCACGGTGCCGCCGAAGCGCTCGTTGATGACGAGCCGCAGCAGCCCGTAGCAATCAAGCCCGTCCCGATGACGGCCACCCTCCTTGAAGGGCAGGCCGACATACATGCCTGCCCAATCTGGAAGCTCCGCCGCGCCGATCTGTCCAATGATGCTTGACATGTGACCAATATCGCTTTACACACTTCCGATGATCGTCAGCTTTCGCAGCAATGCCCTGCGTGACTTCTTTCTCGACGACGACCCGAGCGGCATTCGCCCGGATCTGGTTGAGCGGGTTCGCGGGCGCCTACAGGCACTCCATCGGGCAAAGACGCTGGACGATTTGCGTCTTCCCGGATGGCGGTTGCACATGCTGCAAGGCAAGCCAAAGCGCCACGCAATTGCCGTCAATGGCCCGTGGCGGATTACGTTCGAATGGATCGGATCGGACGCGGCTCGCGTCGATCTGGAGCAGTATCACTGAGGAGACGGCTTATGCCCCGCGAGTACAAGGTTCGCACCGCGCCGAAGATGCGCCCCCCGCACCCGGGATCGATTCTGCGCCTCGATGTTCTGCCGACGCTCGATATCTCCGTGGTTCAGGCCGCGCGCGAGTTGGGCGTGTCGCGTCAGTTGCTGCACGGCATTCTGTCCGAGAAGCTTCCGGTTTCCGCAGAGATGGCCGTGCGATTGGGCAAGTGGTGCGGCAACGACCCGCATCTGTGGATCGCCCTGCAGCGCGATTATGACCTCTGGCACGCCAAGCAGAAGCTTGTCGATGCGATCGCCGCGATCCCAACGCACGAAGCGGCCTAAAACGCTCCCGGAAAACGCGCCGGGGTCATCTGCTCGCAGACGGGTTCGGAAAGGATGTCCTCATAGACAAGGTCGCCAGAGGTCTCGCCGGCGTCCCAGGTCACGTTGCGAAGCCGCATACCGGCATACTCGACCTCGATCACATCGGGCTGGTCCGCCAGGACCACCCGGAGTGTCACGCTCGGTGGCTCGCTGATGTTGCGCACTTCATCGACGATCAGCCGCTCCGTATTGTCGATGCGGATGCGCGCGATCATCGGGCGGTCCTGACTTTCGGGCGGCAGTTCCACCTCGAAGGGATAGCCAATGAAGGTCCAGCCCTGGTGGATGACATCGACGTTGTCATTGGCGACGCGAATGGGCGTTGAGAGACCTGTCGCCGAGATTTCGAGTAGGACCAGCCAGACCTTGTCGGACGCTTCGGCGTGCGCCGCTGACCGTGCTTCGGGCGATATCGTCCTCACGGCATCTGCTCCAATTTGACCGCGACCGAGAACAGCGTTCCGGTGACGGCCGACACGCGAGGCGCTTCGACAAAACGGAACTCGGCGGCCGCGCCCTCGCGCGGGTGAACCCAGTCGAAGGGCAGGGCGCCGCCGGCGGTGGTTTCCTCGAAGAAGCTCTTGAAGATTGCGGCCTGTGCCGCGTTGACGCGGAAGGTCACCTCGATATGGCGTGGCGCTGCCGTGAAGCGGCGCCGGGTCTTGGCGGCCCCAGCCTCCATGGCCGTGCGCAAGACCGTGTCGGCAAAGCGCTCCTGGTAGCCGCCGACAGTGGGACGCTGCGGCAGGCTCGAAGGCCAGACTAGGCTCGACATAATCAGTTATCCCTGAGCCACCAGGGTTAAGGGGCGGTGGCCATAAGTTGTAATTGACGGTGGTGGTACTGGGTGCTACCGTGATTCTTGTTCAATGTCTCGAGGGAGCGCCATGACTGTTAAATCCTCGATCTCTCTGACCGATGATCAACATTCCTTCGCCAAGACCTTAGTCGATGCCGGCCGCTTCGCGAGCGTCAGTGCAGTCTTGCAACAGGGCGTCGAGCTCTTGCGGCAGCAGATGGAGAACGAGGCGCAAGAACGGGCCGCTCTGGCTGAGGTACTGACGCAGCGCCGAGCGGGCAAGTTCATCTCAGGCGCGAAGATGGACGACCGTCTAACCCCTATGCTGACCCGTAAGCGCCAGACGCATGTCGTTCGCGGTTGAATTCTCGGCCGAGAGCGAGCGCGATTTCGAGCTGATCTTTGACTACCTTTTTGCAAGCTATTCCGGCTTCGGCGAAAGTCCCGAGGAGGCGCTCGAGCACGCTGCGCAGCGGATTATGGGTATCCGAAAGGCAGCCGACCGGCTGACGGCTTTTCCAATCCGTGGTACCGCACGCGACGATATTCTTCCAGGCGTACGATATCTTACCATTGACCGCGCTATCTACTGGTTCGATGTCGACGAGCCAGCAAAGAGAGTTCGCATCCTCGCGATTTTTTTCGGCGGTCAGGACCATGTCCGCCAAATGCTGATTCGTCTTTTGCGCTATAGCGAGCCCAGTTAATAAGACCGTAGTGAAGCCATCCCCTCGGCGATCCAAGGTCACACCCGCTTGGTCAGACGGCGCGAGCCATAGCTCTCGCCCTGCGCCCAATCGAGGCGTCCGCTTCGGATCGCTTCGTCGATCTTGTCCTCGATAAAGACAGCGATCTCGCGTTTGCCATCAGCGCCACGTCGCTGTTCGGTGCGTGCGGGCGGCTGATGGCGACTAATACGCATGTCGTATCACCCATTGCCTTATGAAGCTTATTTGAGCGAATGGCTCATATGTCGAAATATATTGTTTTTATCGACACGTCATGCCAATATGTCGATCACAGCGACACGTCGCCAGAACGCGTCGAAGAATCGGAAAACTGTCGACACATGCTCTTCCGTCCAGACCAGGCCTACAACGAGCTACCGCTCCTGCCTCCAAGGGCGGACGTGGAGACCCGCGCCATTCTCAAGGCCTGCATCGAGGCTCGTGCGGCCCTCGCCGAGCTGAAGGTAGCCGGTGAACTGATCCCAAATCAGGCGGTGCTAATCAACAGCATCCCGCTGCTCGAAGCGCAGGCCAGTTCCGAGATCGAAAACATCGTCACCACCACTGACCGTCTTTTCCGTTTTGCCAACGAGACTGACAATCAGGCTGACGCCGCGACCAAGGAAGCTCTTCGCTATCGTACCGCCCTTTATGAGGGCTTCGGGCAACTCAGCCAGAAGCCGCTGACAACAGCCACGGCGGTGCAGATCTGCCGAACCATAAAGGGCGTTGATCTGGACATCCGTACGACGCCGGGAACCGCCCTAGTTAATGAGATGACGGGATCCGTGATCTACACGCCACCTGAGGGCAGCACGCTACTGCGCGACAAACTTGCGAATTGGGAGCGCTACATTCATGAAGCTGAAGATATCGATCCTTTGATCCGCATGGCCGTCATGCACTACCAGTTCGAGGCGATCCACCCGTTCACGGACGGCAATGGCCGTACCGGCCGCGTGCTCAATCTTTTATTTCTCGTCGAAAAAGGCCTCTTGAGCATTCCGGTTCTCTATCTCAGCCAGTACATCATTCAGCACAAGGCGGACTATTACCGGCTCCTGCTCAAAGTAACGACAGACGCGACCTGGGAGGAGTGGATCCTCTACATGCTCAAGGCCGTAGCCGAGACCGCGCAATGGACGACAGCCAAGATCAAAGCGATCCGCCAATTGCTCGACATGACTGCCGAAACCGTTCGTCGCGACGCTGCCAAGATCTCCTCTCGCGAACTGGCTGAGATGATCTTCGTGCAACCCTATTGCCGGATTGGCAATCTCGTCGACGCTGGTATCGCGCAGAGGCAGTCCGCTTCGATTTATTTGAAGCGACTTTGTGAAATTGGCGTCCTCGAAGAACGTAAAGTCGGCCGCGAAAAGCTGTTCATCAACCCGGCCTTTCTGCGTCTACTGACACAAAAATAGAATGAGAAAACCATTCAGCATAGCCTCTGATAGGCTTGAGTGGTTTCTCGATCAAACCCGCTTGGTCAAACGGCGCGAGCCATAGGTTTCACCCTGTGCCCGATCGAGGCGCCCGCTTCGGATAGCTTCGTCGATCTTGTCCTCGATGAAGACAGCGATCTCGCGTTTGCCATCGGCGCCACGTCGCTGTTCGGTGCGCGCAGGCGGCTGATCGCGACCAATACGCATGTCGTAGACATTGACCTGCACATCATTCGCCGGCGCCGGCATGCGCATGCGATCGAGACGCTCCGCATTCCACCGATGGCGCGGGTCGGTGCGTGTCAGAACTTCCTCGCCACGCAAACCGACAAAAGGCACCTCATCCGGCCGCAAACCTAGCATGCCGCCTGCATGGAAACGCTCAGCCCCTGCAAAGGCGCCCAGTGCCACCAGCCTGGTGTGGGATGGCGCTATGCCGACTAATCCACCGGCATGCGCGGCTCCGAATAGCCCTGAGAACCAATTTCCGATGCCCTCAAAAAAGCCCGAGCCTGAAGTCGCAGCGGCTGTCCCCGTAGCGCTTGCCCCAGCCTGCGCAGCGGCTTGTGGCGCCACCACACCAAAGAGGCTCGGGAATGCCCCCACGATTTGTGTGGTGATCGGCAGGATGAATTTTTGTTCGATGAGCGTTGCAGCGATACGAGCTGCCATACGCCGGAACAAGCCCACCGCGCCTTCGGCGAGGTTTCCAAAGACGCTCTTTCCAGCTTTGCCGGCATTGGCGAAGCCATCGACCAGGAAGTTCGATATGTCGCTCGACAGGCTCTTTGCCTGATCACGGATGTCGTTGAAGTAGCGAACCTGCTCGCGAAACGCCGCTGCAGCATCCTGCGCCTGGAGAATTTGTTCATCCACGCCACCGAGACGTTCACGCATGCTCTGCATGCGACGCTCACGTTCGATGGCAAGTTCAGCAGCCCGTCGCTCGGCAGGATCGCTCAGACGCGCAGCTTGCGCCTCCCGTTCGGCAATGTCGCGATCATTGGTCGATGTGCGTCGCTCGCGGGCCAGCATGCGGGTGCGTTCGGCAGCGGCCTGTGCTTCGATCGCGCGGGTTGTCGCCTCGATGGAGGCGCGTAGCCTTTCTTCTGCTGCACCCGTAGCGAGGGAGAGGGCTGCACGCGCGTCACGGGTTGCCGCCAAGGATCGCTCAGCCACCTCGGCGCGCTGGACGGCGGCAGTTCCTTGCGCCTCTGCTTCCGCGAGCCTGCGCGCACTTTGAGCCGACAGTTCGGCCTGAAATGCGGCACGCGCCTGCGCTTCGACAGTTTCGAGGACGCGGGTGCGGAGGATTTCCTCCGTTCGCGCCGTCTCGTTGATCCCGTTGCGGTAGCCTTCGATCGCCGCTTGCCGGGCCGCTTCGGCGCGGATGACGGCCGATTGGCCCTGCCCATAGGCGTCCGCCACAGCGAGCGTCGCGCGGCTCTGGATCTCAAGTTCACGCGTCTGGTCTTGGTATTGTTGACGCTGCTGGGCCGCCGCGTCTGCAACCATGCGACGCTTGAGGGCCTCGGCCTCCAACGCATTGAGGTTCCGTTCGCGCGCGGTGATCTCTGCTTGGACCTCCGCCTCCACAAGAGGGCGGCGGGCGGGCGCTGCATTGTAGATCCGTTGGCGTCGTTCGAGGTCAGCGATCTGGCGCGCGGTCTCTTCGCCGATCGCCAGGGGCTGGGGGCCACCGACTGAAGAATTCGCAACCACCGGTAATTGAGCTTGGGCCTGAGCACGGGCTTGCGCTTGTTCAGTCCCTTGCCGGAGCCGCTCGTACTCCGCTCGTGCGGCCTCGACCTGCTCCTGGACCTGAAGCCGCACAGCGGTGGGCGACCCATAGCCAAAGCCAGGGATGACCACTTCCGCATTAGGGTCTCTGTAGAGCCGGGTCTCGCGGTTGAAGCGGTCAAGGCGCTCAACCGCCATCTGCAGTGCATCCTCGGCCTCAGCGAGGGGATCGCGCACACGCGGCTGGGATGGACCAAGCAGATTGGCCGCGCCGGAGATCGCGCCTTCGACGACCTGTAGCGTGATCCGACCGATCGCGCCGCGCGCCAGGTTATCGACAAGGCGATCCCACGCCCGGCTGATGTCGTTGATCGACTTCTCTGTCGGCGACAGCGACTGCTCGTTCAGTCCCCGGATGCGTTCCTGCAGCGCCGCGATAGCGATGCCATAGGCGCGCGACTTCTCGCCTTGCTCAGCGAGGAGGCGGATGTTCTCCCGCTGGGACGGGTTCAGAAAGCTATTGAGCGCCCGATCCAGCTTGATGATGGCGTCGTAGCCGCCGGTCGCGAATTCAGCGAGCTGGCGAGCCGCGTCGCTGGTGCTGGACCCCATCGCAGCCGCCAGATCGGGCGCCATGCTCGCCAGACGCGGGATCTCAGAGCCCGGAAGGTTCGGCGTGCGAACAAGGGTCGAGATCGCCGAACGCGCTTCATCACGCGCGACGCCGACATCGCGAAGCTTCTCGACGAGTTCGTTCAGCTGCCCCGCTGTGGTCTGACCCTGGCGCCCCATGGCGGCAAGCGCGACGTTGAAGGTCCGGCTTTCCGCTGCAAGATCGCTGGCGCGAGACAGAATGATCGCGAGAGGAATGCCGACGGCTGCCAAGGCGGCTGCGGCGCCGAGCGCTACTGGCGGGATCGCCCGGAATGTCGCCCCAATCCCGCCGAAGATCTGGGTGATCTGCGGACCCTGTTGGAGCGCCACCGTCAACGGGCTCATGCCCGTCGTCAGTGTCGTGAAGATATCGTTCAGCTGCGGCTGCAGCTGGGCCAACTGGCGAGCAGTGATGCGAGCCTGCTGGCCCTGCGTCTCGACAGCCTGGCCGAAGCTCCGCGCCTGTGAGCCGGCGGCGGCGAATTTGCGCCCGATGCCCTCAACGACACTGGCATACTCGCCCTGCGTCAGGAGCCCTTTGCCGAGTAGGGCGCTTGCGCGGCCCTGTTCCTGGGCCGCTTGGTAGCCTTCGGCATATTGACGCTTCAGGCGCTCGGCGGAACGGGCGAGCTTTTCCTGCTCTCGGTCGGCCTTTTGCGCGGAGGCGCCGGTCCGCTCCAGAGCGTTGCCCGCATCGCGCGCCGCCGTCTCGATGGTCTTGAGCGCCTGCTGGCCGGTGCGACCCGCTTCGACCAGTTCGGCCTTGAAGCGTCCGCCATCGACCTGCAGTCGGACCGAGATGTTACGGTTCGCCATCCTCGCTCTTGTCGTTTCGCTTGATGATGCCGCGCATGAGGCCGGTTTCGGCCGCGGGCAGGAGTTCGGCGAGCGCCGGTCGGCTCACGCCGAGCGCATCACCCATGAGAAACACAGCCCCGAAATCGAGCCCAACAGGGCCAGATGGCCCCATCCGAAGTTGCCCCGCGCAACGCTCCAAAAGGTCCCAGACTTCCCAGCCCTCAGCGGTCGCTGGTTGGTCGCGTTCGTAGGGACATTCGGGGCAGCGTCCGGGACAGGCCGCGCAATAGGCCGGCCCGCCGCCGAAATGCCATTCGGCGCGGGCGCTCAGGCGTTTTTTTCGGCTTCGATCTCCGCAATCGGGCGCGCGTAGATCCTCTCGAAAGCAGCTGCCGCCTGCCAGATCTCCATCAGGGCTTCGACAGCCTTAGGAGTGACCGGCGCCGGGGCGCCCTTATCGTCGGCGATGCCCTCCCAATCGATAATGGAGAGCCGCGCAAGCGCCTTGATGAAGGCCACACCGCGCAGGGCGTCGATGACTTCGCTGGCCGTCTCGCCCTCGGTGTCGACACGAACCATGGCTGATTGCGCAGCGAAGAATAGCGCCGTCCCGAAGGGGCGGACCTTGAGCCGCACACCGGGCAGCAGATCGAGCCAATAGGGCTCGGCTTTGAGACCAAGGCGAATCATGGCGTGGCTCCGTAGGCGGCGACATCATTCTTGAGGACGGCAGTCAGCATGCGGCCAAGCGTCGGGTCTTTGGCCCCACGAAACTCGAAGGTGACCTGAATGCCCGATGGCCCTTCGATCGGCACGGAGGGGCGCGAGAGCACCGCCTCGTGCACGGTAAAAATCAGGCTCGTATTGGTGTCGCGCACATAGCCGAAATCGAGTTCCATTGGCGTGCCTGCTGTCGCGGCTTCGATCAATGTCGTCCCGTCAACGCGGACGACGATGTTGCCGGTGCAGGCGGCGACGGTCGGCTCAGCGCTATCGATCAGCCCATCGGCGCGTATCGTCTCGATGCGATCAAGGCCATTGCGATAGACGATCTCGGCGGAGACGACGCGCCCCATAGCGGCGCCATTGCGTCGGATCGTTCCCTGGAAGGAGCCGAAGCGCAGCGCGTTGTAGCTCACAGGGGTCAGATCGCGGTCGACATTGTCCGTGCTCTCTCCCTGCGCAATGAGGGAGAGGGTGGCGCTGGTCAGGCCGTCGCGACGAAGCGGCAGCGTGAAGCTATCGACGCGAGCACCGAAATGCGTGCGCCGCAACGGGACGTCCGGGTTGACCGCCTGAAGCGACAGGCTTGGGATGGTGGCGCCGCCGGATTGGAAGCTATGGGTGAAATTCGTCGTGCCCGTCGTTGTCGGCTCACCCAGCAACGCCTTGAGCCAGAAGCCGATCTGGCGGGCATCGCAGGGCACTGCGACTTCACCGTCGCAGGTGAGTGCGCCGAGCACCGCAGGCGCCGGATCGCGGCCTTCTCCTAGCAGATCGTTGTCGAGTAGTGGCTGGCGGGCGGATAGCCCGTACCGAGAAAAGCCCACCCGGTGATAACCATCGGACGGCGGTGTCCCGTAGCTCGTCTCATAGGCCGCCATCAGGCGTGCATTTGCACCGAAACCAAGCGCCATGCCGGGTCTCCTTTCTCAGTTTGAAGGGTATGGGGCAGGTATTCCGCGCAACCGAATGCCGGGGAACGTCGTTGCGAACTAAAAATCCAGCATAAGATCCTGATTTTATGTATTTTTTAGTTGTCGCTGGGATGTGGCCTGGCGGGGGACGAACTACTCGTTATCGACCCTTGCAATTCTCCGAAATCGGAGTAATTTCTATCCAAAAAAGGAGAGGACCATGCATGCCCAACTCGCCTATCCAAAGTCAGGTTACGAGCCTTCGCCGCTGATCAACCTGAATGATCAGACGGAGCGGGAGCGTTTGAGCCCGTCCGCCATCAAAGCCTTCTTCAACATCATGGAGAACTGGTCGATCAAGGACGGCGATGCTCGCGATCTGTTGGGCGGCGTTTCGAACGGCGTATTCTACGAGATGAAAAAGGACCCAAATAGGGTCCTTGACACGGATCGGCTCGCACGGATTTCGCTGCTCATCGGCATCTTCAAGAGCCTCAATATCCTCTACCCTGAAGATCTGGCTGATGCCTGGGTCACGCTGCCGAACAAGAACCGCCTCTTTGGTGGCGGAACGCCCTTGTCTTATATGATCCAGGGCGGCCTAGCCGCTATGTGGACTGTCCGACGCTTGGTCGATGCACGGCGGGGTGGACATTGACGGTCTCCCCGCCGCTTTCGCTCGTCCGCCAATTCGACACGCATCGACTGATACCGTCGAAATACAGCGACAATAATGACAGCGTGCTCACGCGCATTGCTGACGACGATGCACACCTCAAAGATATTTTCGATCTCGATCACGCGACGAACGATCGCCTTTTGGCCGAGAATGATCGTCTCCCTGGCATCGGTCTTGGAGAGCTTGTCTTTGGTGTTCCCTACTATCGTATTATCAATGCGGCATTCTGTCATGCCCATCCTCATGGCAGCCGTTTCAACGGCCCCGATCGAGGTGCCTGGTATGGCGGCTTCGTGATCGAAACATCGATCGCAGAAGTCGGCTTTCACAAACGGATCGAGCTTGCCGAGGTCTCTTGGACAAAGCCCGTGTCAGTGACCTACGACGATTATCTTGCCGATTTCACCGGTAGTTTTCACGATCTTCGGGGAGCAGCCGCTTTTGTCGCCTGCCTCAATCCGGAAAGCTACATCGAATCCCAACGGCTATCGCAACAGCTGCTCGGCGAAAACTCCCTGGGGCTCGTCTATCCGAGTGTTCGCCATCACGGCGGCACCTGCATTGCGTGTTTCCGCCCGCCAGTTGTTGGCAATGTTCGGAAAGATCGAACTCTGCGCTTTACGTTCGACGGTGGGGCAGATCCGAAGGTCGAACCCACCTGATCCATCTCTTGGGAGTGGGTTCTCGAGACTAGCCTCAATTCAGTGGATGCGCAGTCTCGTAGATGAGCCGCACTGGCACGATGGCGGCCTTAATGTCCGGTCCACCCTCAGGGGCTGCGCCATCGAAGTCCGGCGCTCCGATCTCCATCTGATCGATCTGCCCGCCCAAGGCGGGATCAACGCCGAGGATGGTGGCGATAGACGTGAGGAGCGTGTCGAGATGTGCGTCCGGATCCCCCGATGCCGAGAACACCTCGATGCGCGCTGCATGCGTCCAGACGTAGCTCAGCGGCGAAAGCAGAACCTCAGCTTCGCCGATTTCGCCATCACGCAAAATGATCAAGCCCTCGGGCGGGATCCGCTCCGGTCGCAGACGGTTGCGTTCAACCTTGGCGAGAGGAACGCCCGTCAATCGGGCGTGAAGGGCCTGGAGCACGAGTTCGCGTTTACTGGGCATCCCGGCTCGCGCGATCGCGCGCCTCCCACTCCCGCACAACCTGATCCGGCAGACGGTTCGCGTAAGCTTCCGCCGGCCCACGCCAGTCCAGCAGGCGTGGCATCTGAACCTGCCGCACCAGTATGAACATCGGCACCCATTCGACATTGCGTCCCGCCTTGACGCGGCGACCTGTTGCCGGCCGTAGCGTGCGGCCGTTCGTGGCGCGAACGACTGGCAGGACAAGCAGCAGCACGCCGGGGCGATTTGTCGGAACGACTTCGAGGTCTCGACCGAAACCGCCAAACTTCGTCCCGCTCTGCATGTCGTTCGGGGTCATTCGGCGACCACCGTCCTTCATGGGTACGTTTTCGGTGGGGATAGCGAGATAGCGTCCGCCGCTGCGGCGGATCAGCGTGCCTTCTTCGAACGCCGAGAGGATATCCGCCGCTCCGCCGCGCCCACCCTTGCCGGGGCGGGCAAAGACCCACGCTGCCGTGCTGAGGCTCTCGCCACGTTCGGGATAGACGTTGCAGCGCACAGCATTCGCGAGGCGTCTGCCAAGACCAGCGCCAGCAACCTGCGCCCGCAGTTCGCTCTTCAGGCTCTCTCCCGCTTTGCGGACAGCCGCCGTAACAGCCGCCTCTGCAACACGTGCTTCACCGACGAGGATCTTGTTCAGATCCCCCTCGATCTGGAGGTCAAGTTTCATAGCGCGATCACATCGAGCCGCAGGATGCGGCCATCCATCATGGAAGTCGGCGGCGCTTGTACACGATGGATCACGCCCGATACTTCCAGCGTGTCACCCTCTACAATGCCTGCCGCTTCCTCAGCGCGGATATCGAAGAGCGTGGCGTCCTGTACGAGCCTGGCTCCGCTGACCTCAAAGACCGGTTGCGGTTGCACACGCTGGAGCCGCACTGGGCACCCCGGTCCCTGACCCCCACTACGCCAGATCCCGGACTGAGCCAGATTGCCGTCGGCAAAGAGGCTCCCGAGTGCTGTGTCGAAAACCGTCATTGCCGACGCTCCTGCAGCCGACCATCGATCCGACGCAGCAGCTCCAGTTGCGCGTTCGCTCGTTCCTCGATGCGCGCCAGGCGCTCGACGATCGCCGAAATCGCACGCTGGTCTTCATCGAGACGCTGCTCCACGCGTGCCAGACGCTGCTCCTTCACGGTGAGACGGGATTCGACTGATGAGAACCACCAGACAAAGCCCCCGAACTGCACAAGCAACGTTGTGATGAGCGCTAGAGGAATGCGGCGATCGATCGTCCAGTGCACCTCCGGAGGATCGCCTTCTTCAGGGGATGCCATGATTTAACTGCGTCGCGATTGCTTAGTAGCTGCCGTTTAGCCGCAAGCGGCCAGTGGTTTCGCTTGCGCCGTTACCTACAGCTTCAACCGCCACACCTATAGCCGTGTTGCCGGTAGCGGTCTTGGTGGTCTCCTTTGCGGTATTGTCCCAGTAGACTTTATCTCCGACCGCCCAGGCCTGGGAGGCCGTCTTCTTAAGATCAAAGACGCCGACTAGAGCCACCTCGACTGCCTCGCCAATAATGCCAGTTCCGCTCGCTATACCGAAGAGGGCGCCTACCAATAGGCCATCGCCCGGTGACACGGCATAGGGCGCCGCAAGAGTGATCGTTTTGCCCGGCTGCACATAGTTCTTCATGGAAAACTCCTCTCCAAAAGACGAAGGGCGGCCATAGGCCGCCCACTCTTGTCCGGATGTTGATTGGGATAGGCGTCAGGCGCCGTTATTCTTGTAGAGGCCACGCCAGTCGATAGCCTTGGCGCCGAAATCGAGGCGGCACTTGATCTCGACTCCATCGATATCGAAGCCGTTCCGTGTCTCAATGTAGGCACCTTGCTGGCCTTCGAGGTAGGCGTATTCGATCGTGTCGATCTGTGCTGGGCTAGCGGTCAAAAACCAGCTGGTCTGACTGGTAGCATCCAGGCGCGGTTCTGCGATTACCGCAAGGCTACGAATGGACTGAGGTACTACATCCGCTGTTTTGGTCGGGGTGAGATTTTGTGCAAGTAATTGCTCTGCAGCTAATTCAAGGGACACCGGTACTAATAGATAAGTCGGGCGAATATTTAGAACAGTTTTCTTGTCGATACCGGTCTGCTTTGCCATAGAAGCGCGCGCCTCGCCAATGCTGGAGGTCGAAAGCGCAGAACCACTTGAGGCGAGATTTTTATGCGTGGCATGAAAGAGGGCCACTCCATCACCCATCGCGGCGTTAGTGGTGAGGATTCCCCAAACCACATCACTTTCAAGTGTGGCAATGGCAGTGCCATACATGGCAGGAAGCCTTGTGAAGGCATCTAAATCATCATTGATGATGGTTTGTCGGGTGATGCCAACAACGCGGCCATAAGTCTCAACCCTGTAACGCTCGCGGGCTTCCCCAATGGTTCCACGCTTGAATTCGCCGGACTCGTTTACCTTTTGCAGTTGGGGTGCTTCTCCAAGCTGGACCCTAGTGATATCCCGAAAATCAGAGGCCTGTACCTGACGACAGAAAGGTTTGAAGGTCTGCGGATAGGCGTCATAGGCTTGGCGAAGGGTCTTATTAGTCACTGCAGCAAGAATTTCAGGAAAATCTGAAGTCGAATGTAGCGCGCGGGTTGCGATCTCATCGCGGGACATTCCGCGCACATTGACCCCAGATGATGCGAGAAATTCGCGTGATAGCTCGAGCAACGTCATGCCCCGATAATCCCGCGCTGGTTCATTTAGTGGAAACAGTGTGGGGCTATATCGATGAAGCAGGGCGTTCGTTACAGCCTCGCGGCGGGTCTGGCGTTCATCCAGACCTCCAAGTGGGGTTGATACTTGTGCAAATGTACGTTTCTGATCGGCTTCATCGGCAACTTTGTCGAGGATAATGCGTCGTGCCTCATCAATCGCTATGCCCTTGGTGATTAGGTCCTCTGCTAGGCCCCGTTCTAGGCCTAGACGACCAGCCAAATCATAGATTGTCCCAACCCGTTCCCGCTCGGCTGTCTGTGCCTGATTGATGAGCCTTTGCATATCAGTCGATGGTTCAGGCGTATGATTGGCGGTTTCGGGCGTGGCAGCGATAGGAGTCGCGGGCGCGGCGGCCGTAATGGTTTCGTCCATAAAAATTCTCTCTGCGGTAGGGGCGTCGTCCCGGTCCACGACGCAGGGGCTTAGCGGGTCAACCGAACGGAAGCCGGCCGCCGGATCGGCCCCGACCGGGACCGCGGAAATCTCAAAGGGTGTCCAATCAACTGCCCGCCAAATTTCTGGACCATTCGCCGAGCGAGTCACGTCAAACCGGTGGACCTGATAACCAATGGACACAGCCCTCAAATGCCCAGCGCGGACATCTGCCCAGATGGGCTCCACATCATCACGCTCACTAAAACGAACACGCGCAACGCCACGTCCCTGATCTATCCGGGCGGTCCCAGGAACCACTGAGCCGATGACGGCATCAAGCGTACGAGTGTCGTGAACCTTGAGCAGCGGCCCACCTGCATTCAACCGGTCCAGGCGAACACTAGTGGGCTCCATACTTAGCTCTTCGTCGAAGGGCTCGCCAAAAAGCGGTTGCCTTCTGACCCTAGCGCCCGTCGACCAGACCACTTCGATTGAGCGATCCTGCTCATCGATCGTGGCCGGCAATAGGTCGGCTGCGCGGCGCAAGGCCGGCAGTTCGATGGTTCCGTGCATCTGGGAATTTCCCTCTTGTAGAAACCCATGGATCAGAGTATGTTACATGTAACAAGGAGAGGCCCATGGTATCCTCAACCAAGCGTTCAAAAAGCAGTGGGCCCGTGAGGGAGCGTGTTGGCGCGCACCGAGACCGGCTACGTGCCCAGGGACTACGGCCGATCCAAATCTGGGTCCCGGATACTCGTGCGCCTGGCTTTGCGGATGAGGTGCGCCGGCAATGCCTTCTGGCCAATGCGAGCCCGCACGCAGAGAGCGATCAGGCCTTCATCGACTCAATCTCATGGTTCAATGGCGATGAAGCGCGGTGAAATCTGGACCGTCTCGGGCGGTCCTGATTACGCCGGCAAACCTCGTCCTGTTGTCATTGTCCAGAGTGAAGCCTTTGAGGTTCTGGACTCGGTCACGGTCTGCCCTTTCACCACGGATCCAACCGAGTTGCCGCTATTTCGTCTTGACGTAGTGCCTAGCGGCGCAAATGGCTTGCGTGCCACGTCGCGGATCATGGTCGACAAGGTAAGCACTATCCCCAAGACAAAGCTTGGAGACCGGATCGGACAACTTGCCGCTGCAGATATCGTACGCGTCAACCGTGCATTGATCGTTTTCCTTGGTCTTGCCGACTGACCGTTACTATTCTTGGAACGCTGACGGCGATTGCATCACGCCGGTCTTGGTGACGCGGCGCGGATCGCTATCGAGAACGAGCTCAAGCGTATCGAGCTTGGCGTTCATGGCGGCGATCTCAGCGAGTACTGCGTCAGGGTTATGGCCTTGCCGCGCGATAGCCTGCGCCAGCGTCATGGTGCCCGACCGCATGGCGAGCAGATCCGCCATGGCGTCTTTCAGGGGATCAACGGCCTCGAAGCGAGGGGGCGACCATTCGACCGGGATGCGCGGTCGCTGCAGCTTGCCTGCCGCCCAAGCCTGTTCGGTGAACCAGTCCCAAGTGGGTTGGCAAAGCATCGGGATGATGATCTGCCATTGCACCGCATCGATCAGCCGTCGGAACTCAACGAGCCCGGCGCGAATGGAGGAATAGTTGACCTGACTAAGGTCGCCGGTCAGTAGCTCGTAGGGCATGCGAAAGCCGGCCGCCACGATATGCAGCTGCGCCCTGAGCCATTCGGAGACCCCGGCTGTGGTCGCCGGCTGGTTGAAGCGGATGTCCTTGCCGCCGCGCGCATAGGCGATGAGGCCCGGTTCGAATTGCTCGACGCGGTTGCCATCCGCATCGACGATTGAGGGTGCGATACCTTGTTCACCTTCATCGGCGCCGAGCACGATCCCGACGACGCAGGCTTCTGTCTTCTTGCGAACCAACTCGGCCTGCGTCCAATCGTCGAGATCGCGCAGGGCTCGCATCACCGGCGTACCCCATGGCACCCCACGCGCTTGGGTTCGCTGCTTCTCGTAGAGATGGGCAATGTCGCTGGCCGGGATCGCCAGGCTATCGAGGCGCCGGCGCGTCGAGACGACCGTATCGCCCGGATGCTGCGCAAAGAGCCAATAGGCGCGTCGTTGGCCGATGCCGTTAAACTCGACTCCTTGGACGATCCGTCCGCCATCGACAAGGTCACCGTTGCGGCTGGCGTCCAGCATATCGGCTTCGAGCAGCTGCAATTGCAGCGGTACGTCGAGCCCATCACTCGCCCGACGAGGTCTGCGCCGGATCAGCACCTCGCCCGCTTCGACCATCTGCCGACAGGCGAGCGTCTGGATTCCCAGGAAATCCAGCTGACCATCAGCATCACAGCGGACCGACCATGCCTCCCAGAGGGCCGTGGTCTGTGCATCGAGCTTCTCGTTGCCGCTTGCCGCGCGGGCAATGATGCCCGAGCCGATGATGTTGTTCACGAGAACCGACACTGCCTTGGCGGCGTGCGGGTTGTTGCGGACCAGATCGCGCATACGATCCCGCAGCAGGGCGCCGGCGGTCCCTATCTCGCTGTCGGCGGATGTGCCGGCGCTACGCCAGCCATCGGTCCGTCGTCCCTTGGCCGCGCCATCATAGCCGCGGGCCAGGGCATCCAGATGGTCGCGCGCTTGGACCCGTCTGAGCGCCGTGCGTGGCGCGACCGAGCCTATAGCGCGATCAAGCCAGGTCACGCGGCCCATCAGCGATCCCCGCGTGCAAAACCGGCAAGGCCGGCGACCGGAGCACGGCCGGCAGAATTCCCGATCAATTCGCGCTCGACTGTGCGGATCCGCGACAGCAGGTCGGATGCAGACCCGTATTCGACGGTCTTGCCCTCGTAGCTGACCCGCAGCGTGCCGGATGCGTAGGCACGTCGCAGGGCTTCGAGTTCAGCGGTCGTCCAGCTCATCGCAGCCATCCTTTGTCGACGCCCGAGAGCCAGTCAGAGCGGCGTTTGCCTCCAATCGCGGGAGCACGCGCCAACACACCGGCTGCAATCGAGGCGTCGGGTTTCACATCCAGCATGTGTTCGGGCATGGGCCCGACCTGATCCTCCAGGTCGCGCCACTTCTCATCGGTCCAGCGATCAACGCCCGCGATCCATGCCGCCGCACGGGCGTAGACCCGGCAGTCGAGCACCTCGTTGCGTTCTCTGAGCTTCTGCCATTCGAGCTTCTGAAACCCACGGCGGGTCTTCACGCTGATCAGCTGCTCTGCAACCAGCTGCTTGACCCATTCCGCCTCAAGCCCGCGCGGCAAGTGCACATATCCGGCGGGATGGCGCGCCCCATCGAGAATGTCCTCATCAGTCGGCCGCACAAGGCGCAGATAGCGATAGGTCTCGCTCTTGAAAGTCGCGACCGCGACGGTCCAGAGCCTGGCGCCACGGCGCAGTCTTTTGCCCCCCTCCGTCACATCCACGAAGGTTGGACCGACGACCGGCGCGGCGCGATTGAAGCCCTCGACGCCTTTGAGCGGCGCGACTTGCGCATGCCCCATGGCGCGCGCCCATGAATAGACGGCGGCTGCCTCATAGCCCGTGTCGATCCCGAGCTTGGCGAGGCCGAGCCTTGCGCCATGAGCGTGCGGCCAGGTGCGATTGAGCAGAGACCCCAGTTCCGACCAGCACTCTGGATTATCGGGTCCGCCATCGATGACGATGTGGTCGACGAGCCAGCTCGTAAGATCGCGTCCCCATGCCCAGATCGAGACTTCGATCCGGTCCTTCTGCACATCGGCGCCGGCCGTCAGAAACAGGCCGCCGCTTGGTACGGTACCGATCTGCCAATCTTCGCGCCGGTCATAAATCCGCTGCCAGTCCGGCGCATCGCCAGTCTCGATCCAGGTCTCGCCCAGAACGCTGTTCTTGAAGCTGCGCTTGGCTTCATCGCTCGACTGGGATGTTTCCCACATCCGGGCGATCATGGCCCAACTCATCCACCCGACCGGGGAGTAGAGCGCCGAGAGGTGGAACCCAATCGTGCCGGGATCCCTCGCCTCGGCGGTGGCGCGCCATTCGCCGTCTTCGAGCATTGCGATCTTGTGATGCTCTTCGATCGGGGTATCACAGGCGTCGCAGATGTAGTGCGCCGTCTCCGGCTTGCCCTTGTCCCAGCGGAGCCTCTCGAAGCGCAGCCACTGGCGGTGTTGGCAATGCGGGCATGGCACGAAGAAACGCTGCTGGTCGGACGCTTCGAATTCGCGTTCGATCCGCGACACGCCATGGATTGTCGGCGTCGACGCGAGGAACACCTTCGACCGCCAAGAGAAGGTCCTAGTGCGCGCTTCAGCAAGCGCGACCGGATCGCCTTCCTCGTCGGCCGAGGGCGGATAAGCATCGACCTCGTCCAGAAACAAATAGCGCGCCGGCATTGAGCGCAGCCCCACCGCGCTGTTCGCCCCGGTGATGACCAGAAGCCCTGCCGGAAACTCCTTCGACAGGACCGTGTTACCGGCGTCCCGCGCCCGGGACGGCTTGACCCGCTCGCGCAAGCTCGGGCTCTCAGCGATCAGCGGCTCGATGCGTTGACGCGAGAACCGCTTGGCAAGCTCCACTGTCGGCTGAACCGAAAGCATCGGCCCCGGCGCATGGTGAATCACATAGCCGATCCAGTTGTTTCCAGCTTCCGTTGCGCCAACCTGCGCCGCCTTCATGAAGACGATGCGCCGGACTGGATGCGACGGCGATAGCGCGTCCATGATCGCGCGCATGTAGGGCGTGCGATCCGTTCTGTAGCGCCCGGGCTCGGCCGAGGCGCGTGGGCTCAAGAAGCGATGACGATCGGCCCATTCCGAGACGGTAAGCAGTGGGTCGGGCGTGAGCCCGTCGCGCCAGGATCTCCAGAGTTCGTCTGCGCCTTCAAAGGCGAAAGCATCAACGGAACTCAGGTCGGATCTCGGCAAGCTCGGCGAGATGGGCGCGGACATGCGTCTCAAGAACCTTTTGCATCGGATGCGCTTCGACGCCGAGTTCAGCCGCCATCAGGGCTGCGATGCGCGCTGGCCAATTGACCCATGTGTCGCGCTCCTCGCGCGCAAGCCGGAATACCAGCGCCGTCGCCCGCGAACGGTCGACGACTTCGTTCTTCATCTTCTGAAGCCTGAGGCGACGCTCCTGGGCCTTGAGCACCTCGTTGGCGGTCTTGGCTTGCAGGAACGTCGTCCCACCGCCGTTGGGCGGGGCGGCGATACCATTCTCCCGCAGCGTGTCGCCGACAGCGGACAGGGCGGTATCAGGGACCGGCCTGAGCTTCGTGGCGCTCGGAGTGGAACGCTGCTTCGAGGGATCGGTCATGGCGGCGCGACGCGCGTCGCTGGCTGCCGCGTCGATCGATCCATCAGGCAGCAGAACCAGCCGTCCCGCGAGCCTTGCCTTCTGGATCGCGCCGCGAGACAGCCCGACATGGGCTGCATATTGGCGCTCGCTCATGCCCTTCAT